CAATCACAAAATCGTGATCGCAATCACAAAATCGTGATCGCAACAATATTGCGTCTTCCCCTAGCCCAATTTGCGCCGACCCTTGGCCAAACATTAATAATCCGTAATGTTTTGGCAATGTTTTGGTAACAATCTTGCGCCAACTCGCAATAAAATTGCGATGGCCAACCGATTATTTCGCGCAAGAAAAGACCGGGGATGGGTGCCGGCCTACCCCGCGATCAGCGGTTGTGCGTCGCGGGCGCCCGAACTCTCTGGAGCGAGACACTTTTTTATTGACTTATGTAAGAGATTAGTATACGTAGGCTTCATGAACGAAATCATCCAAGACCCTGGCCCCGGCGCCGGCCCGAAGATGGCCCTCTGCACTCCGATGCAGAGGCGCTTCGTAATGGCTCTATTAGAGCTAGGCGATCTCCAGCACAGCCGGGCTGCCCGGCTCGCCGGCTCGCAGGCCACCAACGAAAACAGCCTGGCCGTCAGCGCCCACCAGATGTTCCACAACCGGAAAGTCCAGGAGGCCCTCCACGAGCAGGCGATCGGCCGGCTCGCGTCCGGCAAGATCATGGCGGTCTCCCAGCTGTTGATGATGGCCAACTCGACTACCAACGAAACCGTCAAGCTAAAAGCCCTGCTTGCAATCATGAACCGGACTGGGCTACACGAGATTACGGAGCACCGCGTGGAAACTGTCAACATCAACTCAACCCTTGAAGAGGACCTCGACCAGCTTGCCATCCTGGCCAAACAGTCCGGCCAGCCGCTCTCGCCCGAGTGGCAGCGAATGGTGGACGCGAGGGCCGCCCGCAAGGCGCCACGCACCTCGGAAGATCGGCCAGAAGATCGGCCAGACGAGCCACTTACGATCGAACACCAGCCCGACCCGGATGCCGACATACTGGAGAACTTTGATGACCCCCTATGACCACGGCCGGAATGTGGGACTTGAGGAAGCGGCTAACATCCTGGAGAACTGGCTATCCGTGATCACCATGGAGGCCATCCGGAGTTCGGGAGACTTGGTAGCGGCGACGGAGATACGCCAGAAACTCACGCCGACCATTTACCAGATCAGAGAACAAAAGAAGAAATGATTGTGAGTATCGATCGCGAAGCACTCCGGAAGGAGATCGAGGTTCGGAAGCGGCTGGCCGAATACAAGCGCACGCACAAGATGGAGTTTTGGCAGCCGTATCCAAAACAACTCCAGTTTATTGAACTCGGCAAGACGAAGCTCGAACGCTATTTCATGGCGGCCAACCGCGTCGGCAAGACCGAGACCGGAGCGTTCGAAGTCGCTTGTCACATGACAGGGAGATACCCAGAATGGTGGCCGGGAAAGAAGTTCGATCATCCGACCCGAGGCTGGGTAGTGGGGGAGAGCAGTCAAGCGGTCAGGGACATTCAGCAGGCGAAGCTTTGCGGCCCACCATACGTCGATGCGGATTTCGGTACGGGAATGATCCCGAAGGAATTGTTTGTACAGAAGCCGAGTGCCGGGCATGGCGTGACTGGAATCTTCGATACGATCCAGGTCTACCATTCGACGAATGGTGTCCGGGATGGTGTTTCAACGGCTACTTTCAAATCTTATGAGCAGGGCCGGTCGAAGTTCCAAGGTGAGAAGCTCGATTGGGGTTGGTCGGACGAAGAGCCCGACATGGAGCCCAACAAGGGATTTGAGCTTTACATTGAGTTCCTGACCCGCATGGCCGGCGGTGGCATCCTGTTCATGACCGCCACGCCGCTGATCGGCGATACGCCGATCGTGCAACGGTTCATGAGAGAGGCTTCCCAGGACCGTGCCTTCATCACGATGATCCTGGACGAGGCTGAGCACTGGACTGAGGAAGAAAAACGGGCTATCCGTGACAAGTGTCCTTCGTGGCAGAAGGACGCCCGCCTCATGGGTATGCCGCTACTAGGACAGGGAAGAGTATGGCCGTACGACGAAAACATGATCAAGGAGCAGCCGATCACCTACATCCCGGAGCACTGGGTGAAGCTATGGGGGATCGACTTCGGGATCGCACATCCGTTCGCGGCCGTCCTGATCCTATGGGACAAGGACAACGACGTGATTCACGTTCACGCTTGCTATCGCCAATCGGATGTTCAACCAATTCACCATGCTGCGGCTATCCGGAATATCGGGGCGAGTGTCCCTGTTGCGTGGCCACAAGACGGGACCGCGAGAGAAAGCGGGGGAAAGCCACTAGCCAGTCTTTACCGCGAGAAGCCGTGCGAACTCCTGATGTGTCCAACACACGCGACGTTCGAGGATGGCTCAATCAGTACGGAGGCGGGCGTCTTGGAGATGGATCAGAGGATGACAACTGGGCGCTTTAAGGTAGCCGCCCACCTGGCCGACTGGTTCGAAGAGTTCCGCATGTACCACCGCAAGGATGGCCAGATTGTCAAGCAGAGGGATGATCTACTCTCGGCTACTCGGGTGGCTGTGATGGCCAAACGCTTCGCCAGATGTGTACCCTTGGGTAACTTCAAGCAGCGAAAGCGGACCACCTACTATGACGAGCAGAATGTGAACTGGGACCCCTGGACACCCGGCGAATAGTCTGCTACAGGGAGGTACTCTCCGATACAATGGAGGTTACTGTGATTACGTTTTTTGTTCTGATAATGGTGCTCATTCCCGGCCAAGCTCCGGAGGAACTCGCCAATAAACAGGTAAACACTCAGCAAGAATGCATTGCTGAAGCATCGACATGGGTGGAGGATGCTATCACGGGCGAAGGGAAAAATCATCCCGAATACGAATTGTTTGCAGTCTGTAAAGTCAAGAAAGACAATTCGAGGCCGGCCTGATGGTTGACGTTCACGCCCTAGTCGCTCGGAATGCCGAGCGCTGGGCCAACATGCATCTCAAAGCGGATCGCATCGCGACTTTTGACAAGATCGCGATAACGCTCTGCCTTCTGGAGAACAAGCAGCGCTTCCAGGCTGTGACCAAGCGCCTGGTCCAGGCCGGCTATCAGCCGGTGCCTTGGTGGTTCATCGCTATTGTGGCGGTCAGGGAGTACGGCGGGCCGCCGCGCTGGGACCGACAACTTTCTCAGGGGGACCCTTTAAGCGGTGTTTCTCATAATGAGCCTGCCGGACGCGGCCCCTTCTTCGATCATCCAGGCGACACGATCGACAATGACGCTTGGCTACGCGCTGCGCTTGACGCCCTGGTCAACTGTGCCCCGTACGCATTCATGTGGGCGGACTGGTCTATTGGTGGCGTCCTCACTCTCTGGGAGGAATACAATGGCCTCGGCTATGCCGCCCGAGGAGTTCCCTCGGCTTACGTGTGGTCTGGTACTGATCAGTATGTGTCTGGCAAGTATGTTGCCGATCATGTGTATCGTGCTTCTGCGATAGACGTTCAGGAAGGATGTGCGGCTATCTTGGCTTCGATGATGAAGATCGACAAATCGATCGTGTTCGGCAAACAGCCACCCATCGATTTGCCGCATCCGGATCAAGGGAAGCTTCCCGACCCACCTGTGGTCAATCCCGTTCCGCCACAACTTAACTCGCTTTGGAGTTTCATCAAATGGGTTTTTTCGATCTGGGGCTAGGTCCGATCGCTGACGTGATGAAGGACCTGATCCAACTGTTCCCGACTGCGGAGCAGCGGGCGGCAGCGGCCAGCAAGATTCAGGATGCCCAGGCGGCAATCTCGGCCCAGCAGTCAGCCACCAATACGGCTGAGGCCGCCAACACGTCCCTGTTCGTCTCCGGATGGCGGCCGTTCATCGGCTGGGTTTGCGGCTTCGGGTTTGTTTATTCTATCGTCGGCCCGATCTTCCACCTGCCGTCTGTGGACACGAGTAACATTGTTTCGATACTCGCCGGTATGCTAGGGCTCGGAACCATGCGTACTGTCGAGAAGCTCAATAACCTGCCTCCCACGATTCGGAAGAAATAAAATGCCTCTCATGAACCAGAAAAACGCTGGGGTCGGCTCAGCAGCGCTTGACCTTGGCCTAGGAGATGCGCTAAAGGTCCAGGTTGATGATCAGGTAGCCGACCAAAAGGCGAAACAAAAGAAGCAGAAGCCTCTATCTGAACAGTTCGGCAATGTTGCCCAGGACCTCATGGGTTCGGCGGGCGTCGGTCTAGGTGTGTGATGTGGGTTGCGATCATAGGGGTCAGCATAGTAGCTGGAGCGCTTCTAGGGGCTCTAGCAGTTGCCTATTTGTCTCTTTACTGCATCCGCCTTCCTTGGTGACCTGAATGGCTCTCTCGTCCGGCTCCATGGATGGCGGAAAGTTTCTGCCTCGTAAGCAGACCAGCTACGAGATGGATATCTTTGCGGAAACCATGATGGAGTTCCGCGAGATGCAGACGTACCGTAACGTTCATGCGGGCCAGTGGGAAGAGACTGCCGAGCTTATCGCGCCGAACTATCGCAACACATTCTTTTACGGTAACCGGGATTGGCCTGGCCAGAAGAAGACCTTCCGCCAGATCGACGCTACTGGGATGATGGCAAACGCCAAATTTGCGGCCATCTGCGACAGTTTGCTGACGCCTAGGAATATGTTCTGGCATGGTCTGGAGGCTGAGCATGATTACCTCAAGAAAGACAAAAATGTCCGACTGTGGTTCGAGCAAGCCAAGAACGCTGTCTTCAAAGCCCGGTACGCGGCAACGGCTAATTTTGCTGGGCAGAATTACCAGAGCTACCAGCTTCTTGGGGCGTTTGGTAATGGACCCCTCTTCGTTGACACCCTTTACTCACTCACTGGCCAACATGGAATGCGTTACCGATGCCTTCCGGTCGGGGAAGTATACCTACGGGACAACCATCAAGGACAGGTTAATGGCTTCATCCGCTGGTATCGTCTGACGGCTGGCCAAATCCATGAGAAGTGGCCGAATAGCTTCCCAGAGATATTGCGGCCGGCCCTAGAGCGCCAGCTACAGACGCCTTTCGATCTCCTGCATCGCGTCTGCCCGCGATCGGATTATGACCAGGACCGGCTCGACTACAAGGGCAAGCCCTATGCGTCCTACAACATTTGCATCGCGGGGGAGTGTCTTCTGTCGGAGGGCGGCTACAATACTTTCCCTCTGCCGATCTCCCGATACTGCCAAGCTCCTGGAGAGGTTTATGGACGTGGCCCCGCGCAGGACGTGTTGCCGGCCCTCAAGACACTCAATGCACAAAAGTCCACCTTCCTCAAGCAAGGTCACCGCGCTGCGGATCCCGTTCTTCTCACTGCCGACAATGGCATCTTGGATCTTAATCAAAGACCAGGTTCCACAAATATCGGAGGCATGTCACAGGATGGTAAGCGCTTGGTTGACATCCTTCCGACTGGAAACATCCAGATTTCCAAGGAGATGATGGCGGAAGAGAAGCTCCTGATTAATGACAGCTTCCTCGTCACTCTCTTCCAGATTCTCACCGAGACGCCACAGATGACGGCGACTGAAGTCATTGAAAGGACCAATGAGAAAGGGATTTTGCTTGCTCCAACTGTGGGGAGACAACAGTCGGAGTATTTGGG